GAAGAACGAATTCTGCCTGTGGGTTACTTGCGTCCATTCCAATCAAGATACCTGCTGTTCCACTACCCTCGTCTGAGAAACTTGTCTTACTTCCCATAGTCATAAAGGCATCTGTACCATCCGTTTTGACAAGTAGTTGATTAGCACTTCCTGAATTGATAGCCATAAATGGTGAAGAAGCACCTTGTAATACTATTTTACCTTCACCTAATGACATACTTGCCTGTGTAGAAGATAATTCTATGTTTGAGGCATCTAATTCTAATCCTTGTGATAATTTTATATCAAAATTTGAACCATCAAAAGAAAGATAATTTGTTGCACTTCCTGCTAATTCAAATTTAGTCGTACCACCATCTGTTCCAACTATAAATCCTGCCGTAGATTGGTCAAAGTGTGAAAAACTTGTTTTTCCAATAGACATAAACCTATCAGTACCATCATCTTTTAGTGTTATGGAATTCGCTGCTCCAATTTGGATAAATGAAGTAGATGCTCCAACCATCTTAATTTTACCCTCACCAAGACTCATACTTGCGTGTGTAGATGATAATTCTATATTTGTAGCATCTAACTCAAGTCCTTGTGAAAGTTTTATGTCAAAATTAGAACCATCATATGATAGGTAATTGGTAGCACTTCCAACCATTTCAAATTTAGGTACGGTTGAATCCATACCAACTATAATACCTTGAGTAGATTGGTCAAAATGAGTAAAGGAAGTTTTACTTCCCATAGTCATAAAGTTATCGGTAGCCCCACCTTGTATTATTACTGGATTTGCTGAACCAATTGTTATTTTTGCATTTGTTCCATCCAATACAATAGTTTGATCATTAAGTGACATGGACTTTTGTGTAGATGAAATCTGTAAATCACCATTATTTGCATCAAGTTCAAATGTTCTTGTATCAATATCTACACCAGTATCAAATTTAAAATGTCCTGCTGAACCTACAAAAGAAACTTGTGGTCTATTTTGTGTGTTATTATGTGCTAACCATACACCTTCAGTTCCGTAACTTCCACTTCCCCCCATACCAATACTGATATATGGATTTGCATTTCCACCTTGAAAATGTAATTGACGATTTGTTCCCAACGACATTGAAGCTTCTTGTGAAGATAATTCAAAACCAGTCGCTACTATATTTAATTCTGTAACGGATATATCAAGGTCTGAACCAGTAATTGCAAATGAACCATTATTAAATGTTATTCCACCATCGTCATCACCAAATCTGAAATTACCATCACCATCCATATAAACACCACTACCAGTAGTCATAGAGATAAACCCTACATCAGGACCCATCTTAAATGTAGGTGTACCACTTCCTTCCACAATCAATTTACCTTGTGGGTAACTTGAGTTGTGTCCAAAACTCATAGAAGCGTGGGTTGTAGAGACTTGTATGGTTGATGCAGATATTTCAAGTTTTTGAGATGCTATATCTAAGTTACCATGCTGTAATTTTATAAAATCGGTTGCGTCACCAATATGAAATTCAGGATTCGCATTATTATTTGCGAACCAAAAACCTTCAGTTGTAGAATCTACACTATTTTTCCCAGTTGCTATGTATCCCTTGGCGTGATTTCCAGATATTTCGATTTGTTTCGAACTATTAGAACCAACAAAAACTTTACCTTGTGCACCATCAAGTTTAATAGCATGACCACCATCAGAGGTTTCACCTATCGACATACTTGCGTTTGTAGAACTAATTTCAATATTATTTGCGTCTAATTCAAAGGCATTTGATTGAATTTCCATATTTCCATTAGAACCACTAATGTAATTACCATCGGATACACTACCAAGTAGGAATGTTGGAGTGACTAATTGTATTGAACTACCACTAATTACTGCTGTATCAGTACTTATATCTAATAGAGTTCCATTAAATTTTATATGTCCACCAGTTCCCACCGCTGAAAACAATGGTGTTGTACCTGCCGCAACTGCAAGCATTATTCCTATCTCACCATAAGCTTTATCTTGAAGGGCTACACTTGGTTGAATAGCTATAAATGGACTATTACTATTACCCCTCATAATAATTTCTTGACTTGAACCCAATGACATGGAAGCATGTGTCGTAGATAGTTCAAGTGTAGGTGTATCTAATTCAAATAAAGTTGTCTTAATTGATACACCATTACTCGAATCATATCTTAAAAAGTTTTGGGCCCCATCACCAGCGTAAAATCTTGGACTTCCACCATTGAATCCTAATTGTATTCCTTCATTTGCGAAGGTATGAGAGTTTATGGATATTTCTGAATTATCTCCATTTGCATTAAGTCTAATTCCAGCTCCTGGACTTGTTATATTCGTTTCATTAATAGTCCATCCACCAATATTACCACCACTAAATAATACTTTTGAACCAGTTATCTGACCACTTGATTTTAATATCAATCTATCATTTGTATCGTTTATGGTATCCGAAGAAACATGAAATCCACCTATGGAAGCAGATTTAAATGAGGCAAATCCATCAGATTCTATACTAGCTGATGAATTTAGAGTAGTTGATGCAACTCCACCGATTGTAGCAGGTGTCTTAATACTATTAACCGTAATATTACCTTCAACCGTCAAAGTATCATCTATGAATTGTAAATAATTTCCACCACCTTTATCACCTAATAAGATGGCAGAACCCGTAACTAATCCACCAGCCGATACTTTAAATTCACTTGATGAAATAAACGATGTAGGATCAGTTTGGTCTGCTGATGAGGATATTCTCCAAAATGGTGAATAGGCTAAAGATGCACTTTCTATACTTGCTCCACCAATTAATCCAGTAGAAGCAGTTATTTGCCCTTCAAATACTGCCCCACTAGCAATTAAAACTCCATCACTATCTACTGCAAAATTAGGACCAAACTTAACATAATAATTTCTGTCGTTACCTTGGTCTGCAGGTGTAAAGTCAATATAATACTCATCCCTTTGAATATCAAATGTCGCGGAATTATCAGTATTAGGTCCTTTATCAGACATATATAATGCTGCCCCATCGGCATCTAATGTGGCGTTTGAACCTGATAGTTTACTACCAAATATTTTCCAATTTGCAATAGAACCCGACCTAAATACCACATTACCTTGTGAAGTTATAGAAGCAGATGCATTTGCAAATGTAGATGGAGCTCCACCTATTTGTGCAGGTGTTCGTATATTATTTACTGTTAAATCAGCATTAATTGTAGCATCTGCACCAATTACTAATCGTTCATTTTTAGGATCGAGATGAAATAATGAAGAACTAATTTCTATATTACCTTCCGAACCACTAATATATTGAAGTGGTTCTTGTCCTATAAAGAATGCATCGGTTCTTATATCAAGTTCACTTGGATTAGTTCGAAATCTAAGATAACTACCACTATGACCTACTAATTCTAATCCAATTCCACCATTACTATAATCATCTGTTACATCAGTTAATACAGAACCACTATACATTAAGAATCCAGGACCTTGAGTTGGGTATGCGGACGCACTTGTAAATCCTTTGTATCCTATACTACGAATAAATCCTGAACTAACTCCAGCCATTTCTATACCACTACCAATTGCACTTCCAATAAACATAGAACCACTTAATACATTATCAGAACCAACTATGTAATTATTTGCCCCCACAAAAGTAGATGCACTAACATGAGTTACGGTATCGGCTACATTATTATTTACATCATAAAACTCTGCCATAAATTCATAATCATCAGGCCTTTCTTGTGAAAATGGTGGAACAGGAGCTACTATTTTAATCCAATCAGGTGAAAATCCTGTATCTGCTACTGGTGTTATAGAAATATCAGATATATAAAAATTACCAGCTGGAATACCAAATTGTAAAACATTATCTTCACCATTACGAAGTGGTGTAAAAACTTCCTCTACTATTCCAAAATCTTTTAAACCAGGACCATCTACTGATTCAATGGTTAATGAACCAGGAGTGCTTTCTCCGGGTGGTGTTAATTGAAATCCATATTCATTACCAAAATTGTGATTAGTTTCAAAAGATGAACCCGATAAGAAAATACCAAGTTCACCAAATGAAGTTAATGCTTCTCCATCGGTAAAAGATTTAGGACCTGCCTCTCCAATTATTCTTGCCCTAATTGAATAATCAATACCTTTATAAAATTCTATCGGTCTTGATCCTGTAATTTGAAATTTTAATAATTCATTAGGTTGACTATTTGAACCAGATATATGAACAGAATCAAGAACATATGTAGAATTTAAAGATGCAGTAGTATTTGATGCACTACTCCAATAATCATCAAGTGTACTTTGGTCATTAAAATAACCAATTCTTTTTGAACCAGCCGAACTAAATACATCAAATAATATTTCAGGACTTTCTATTGGAGTGTCTGCTATTAATTCAAAATCACCAAACGCATCTTTGTTTTTTGCATATAATTTTACTCTATGAACATCACCACTAAATGTTCTCATTTTAGATATTCTTACATCTGCAAAAGAACGGAAATTAACCGTACTTACTGAATGAGTAGGTGCTGGTTGAAACGACATCGTATATGGCGACTTTGCTAAAGGAACTATTACCTTTCGTCTTTCATCATCTTCAGGAAATCTTGTATCCGTTATAACAAATTCTTTTGCAGGAACTAATTGTTTATCAGTTTTTACATCTACAATATCCGTTTCATATATAGTTGGAACTTCATGATATGATTCTAATTCAAATGACTCTGCAGGTTGGGGATTGTTTACTTTAAATGTTGCACCAACGTGTCTTACATCAGACTTTGATGTTTCATCTTCAATGGAGAAACTAAATTTATCAACTTCAGGAGAGGCTCGTCTTGCCTTTCTACCTCTACGACTAACACCAGCATTTTTTCCACCACCACCAAATACTTTAGATTTAAATCCCTTTTGTAAAACCTTTATACTACTTACTTCTTCAGTTGATGGATTTGTACCTTCTGTTCCTGGTAATGGTTCTCCACTAACTTCTCCAGTTTGCTGTACTGAACCAGTCGGAAACGATGTTTCTACAAAACCTTTTACTATTTCTCCAACCCACATGGATGGTTGATTATAAAAATATATTGGTTCTGAATTTGTACCCGCACCACTAATATAAATTTTTCGATACCAACGAACATTATAAATATCTCTCCATTCGGCTGGTACATCTACTTCATTTGGGTTTAATTCACCAAGACAATATAAAGTGGCATCACCAAAGGTTTCGGCGTCATCATATATTTCAACTGATATTCTACGGGCATCACCTTCAAGATAATTTGAAACTGGTTCTAAATAAATAGTTTTACCAGTAGCATCATTTATTAATTCAAATTTTAACTCTACACCATTTTTTAATAATGATGAACCACCAACTAAAAATGAACTACGACCTTGTGAGATAATATCTGGAACTTCTGCAACATTAAAATATTGTGAGATTGGCGCATCATCTTCAATAAGGACATCGATATCCTTTAATCCTTGATATTTGTTATATCTTCTAAGTATTGCCATTTGTTCTCCGAATAGATTTATTCATTTATAAATATCAAATGCAAAAATTCTTAATATTTATTGTCGGTATAAAATATGGAGAATATCAGTATGAAAAAAGAAAAAGTATCTTTTACGATAGATAAAGATTTAATCGGTTGGTTTCGATTGCACTCAAAGGACGAACATACTACTATGTCCGCCCTTATCAATCAATATATTTTAAATTTAAAACGAGAACGAGAAGGTCGTCCCGCCCCAAAAAATGTTTTATATTCTAATTAAAGTCCACATTACTAAATCCATCAATTTTTGATATTTCAAGAAGTGAATCCACGGTATCTCTCATAGATTCTATATGAGATACTACAAATGCAAATTGGAATTGAGATTTTAAATATTGAAACAGCATATAAATAGAGTTAAGATTATCAGAATCCATGTTTCCAAAACCTTCATCAATGGCTAAAAAGTTAGCCCGTGGTAAATTACAAACATTAATCAAACCAACTCTCATTGCAAGACTTGATATGAATCGTTCCATACCACTTGATAATTCTAAAGGCCACACGTTGTCATCATCATAGGCTAGATATGTATTGATATTCTTACCATCCATTTCTAACACAATACCAAAGTCTACCATTTGAGCCAATATATCATTAACCTCACCCTCAATTGTAGGTAAGGCCTTTTCTATTAACTCGTAGGGAATACCATCTCGTTTAATAGAGTCAAGATAATACTTGTAAGCTTCGTGTTCTGTTTCTAAATCTTGAACACGTTTCATTGTTTCCATAATAGTTTTCTTTTTGGTAGCGTTAATCTGTATCTCACCATGAATAGTTTGTATCTTCTTATCTATTGTATCGACTTGATAATCTAAATCATCAATAGAATTTTTAAGACTTTCTATTTCTTCTTCTATTTGTTTATTGTAAACGATGTCATTCTTACTCTCATGATACTTTTCAATCTTATCTTCTTGAATTGCTATCTGAGAAAGGGTATGTTTTTTTCTCTCGGTTAATAACACTTCTTCTGATTCTAATTTGTTTTGATTAATTTCAACATTCTTCAATTTTTCTATGGTGTTGTCATAATCTAATTTATCATTTTTTACATTACCAAGTTCATCAATCTTATTTACAATTGAATCTAACGAACTAACAAATTGACCAGCCAATACTTTATCTTCGTTTAGTTTTTCTTTTGTATCTATGGCATCTAATGTAAATGGATTACTCATACAAAAATCACAATCCTCATCCCATTCTAAATTACCTAACTTATCAATTTTATCTAATTTAGAACGAACTTCTATTTTTAACTTATCAATCTCAATTTGACTTTCCGTTTGTTGAACTTCTAATTCAGAAAGGTCGGTGTATAGTTGATTTATATTTGATTCGGTATAAGTTTGTATTCTATTTTTAAATTCTGTAAGTTTAGTTTTATTTTCTTCCTTTGTGGATTCGAGTGAACCTAATCTTGTATCTATTGAATCAAGAGAATTTTCAGATTCTAACCTATCATTTTCTAACTTCTTGATATTAGTAACTGATTCATCAACAGGCCTTAACTTCTTGGTTAATTTAAATGTCTGAGTTGTCAATTCTTTCTTCCTATCGGTAAGACTTTTCTTTTGACTTCTTAAATCTACTTGTACTTCCTTATATTGAGTATCACTTTTATCAATATCAGCTAAATCAACATCATAATCTGTCTTGTTAAAGTCTCTCAATAAAGCAGTTATATCAGATATATTATCATTAGCACTTGTATAAAGTCTATCAAAGATTCCCATACCCATAAACTGAGCCAATAAATCTTTTCTTTCCTTTTGAGTCTTGTCTATGAATACCGTAGAATTGTTTTGTAGAGAAAGTGCAGTTAAAACAAAATCTTCATAAGAACCAATAACCTTTTTTATAGCGTAGTTTGTAGTTCTTCGTTGATCACCATTTAAAGAAACAATATCACCTGCATCATCTAACATCCAAAACTCTACATTAACTTTGACGTGTCCATTACTTAATCGTTTACCTTTTCTTTCAATAAAATAATCTGTTTCGTTTATTTCAAAATTTACCTTACAACTAAAACTACCTTTTTTATTATTGATAACCCTATCGGCCTTAAATGCTCTTGCCGATGTATCAAACAAACAGAATGAAAGTGAATCTAATAATGCTGATTTACCACTTGCGTTTGGTGCAAACATTCCAATGATACCATTTAGTTTTGTGAAGTCCACTACATTATCTTCTCCATAACTAAACATATTCGACCATTCAAATTTCTTTATCTTCCAAAACACATTACGAGATATTTCTTCCGCTGGTAAGTTTCTATTTAAATCATCATTTATTTCTTTAATTTTTAATAATGTTTTTTCATCTACAATATGATTTCTACCAATGTAATCCTCAATTAACTCATATTGATATTCTGGATTCTGAACATCTCCAACATCAACAATTTGTCCATCACGAACTCTTTCTGTCAATCTATCTGTACGATTAACAGCTATCTCCTTTATACCATATTTGGTCTGTATTACACTCAAGGCCTTCTTTAATTGTACAGAGTCGGTATCAGATACCCTTACTCTTAACCTGGCCTTTTTGGGCATATCAGGACAATCAGGAAACTTACCATCTTTGATGTCTATTGTGTAATAACCATAATCGTTTGGTACTTGAATATATGTAGATTTTCTCTTTGGAACATCCCATAACAAGTATCCGTGATCTAATCCTTCACCATGATTCTGTTGAACCAATGAACCACAATAAGATATAGTTCCCTCTTTGTTAAGATGTTGACGTTTATGAATATCACCAAGTAATCCCATATCATATCCATCAAACTTATGAATCTTGACATCAGAAGGTAAATTGAATCCTAAATCAGTTTCACATTTATCTACCGTTCCATGAAACAATACAATCTTAGTATCACCTTCAACTTGGTCGGCAGTGATAAAATCTTTTTCATCTGTCCAACAATCCCATACTACGAATTGTACATCGGCACAAGTATAGATACCACTATCTTTGAGGTAGTGTAAATTAGGATGATTTAAATTCTGTACTATTGGAGTGAGTACATCCATCCGAGAACGATTGTTTAGATTACAATCGTGATTACCAGCAATAATTATTGTCGGTACTATATCAGATAGATTCTTAAATAACCTTGAGAGTTGGTCTACCAATTCAGGTGACATCTCTGTTTTTGAGTGTGCTATATCACCACCTATATAAGCAACAGCATTGTCTTTGTTTTCTTTGACCTTTTCATAAAGACGATTGAATACTTCTTCGTATTCTGTATGTCGCTTAAGATTTCGGATTTGAATATCCGATATGTGATGTATGTGTTTAAGTTTTCGAAAAGGAACTTTTACAACATTTTTTATCAACTATTATCCTTGATGTACTTGTTTACTTTGTTTATGAGAGCATTAGGAATAATTAAATCCCAAGATGTTTCTTCTTGAAAATTACCATTACCATAATAAATAGTACCTGGTTTCTCAATATTAAATTTTTCTTGCACTTTTACCTTCAACGATTCATCACTAATATGAATCTTCCATTCTTCATCATTAAATTTCCATATATTTTCTTGTTCTACCATTTAATTTCATCCTCATCAAATCTGAAAACCTCATCTTATCAGTTTCTTTAAGAAGTTTTGTAACTTTTTCAAATCCTAAATCCGATGGGTCCTTCTCCGTTAGTTTAACAAAGTAGACGTCAATATTATGATTCATGAAATCTTCAACCATCTTCATTGCATCTCCTATTGCGTCCGTGTCTAATGATATATATATAGTTTTTACTTTTTTCTCTATAATTTTTAATTTTAATTTTGGTAATATGGTTTTACCAAACAATGGAATGGCGTTTCTTTTGATGGCAATAGCATCAAAAGGACCTTCACAAAGTACTATTGGTTCATCCCAATTGATGAATAAATCAAATCCTATGATATCTTTTTGTGTGGGAGAGTTTCTATATTTCATTTTACTTTCAAATATATCTCTACCTACAAAGAAATTTAATTGTCCATTACCATCATATGATGGAATAATAATTCTATTTGTGTACATTCCTTCTTCACAATAACCAATACCATATTTTAATATATCTTCACGAGTTATTCCTCTCCTATTCAAATATAACATCGAGTGTTTATATGCCGTAGAAGAATGTTTATGTTCTAATGATAAAAATTCTTTTGGTAATACACAAACTTTTTCCTTGACTTTCTCATTATTTGATGATAGTGGCCGAGTATCTCCTACAATTTCTCGTAACTCTGTTAGCTGTTCGTAAGTAGCATTTACCTTCTTAAATAACTGATATAGCTTATGACCGCCTTGATTACTAATCCAACAATGCCATTTTTGAGTAATGATATTGATTTGTAATTTTGGTTTGTGATGAGAAGTAAAGGGTGACCAATACATATACTCATTTTGTTTTTTAAGCTTCTGACCTTTAGAACCTATCGTTCTGTCAATCAGATATATTAATTTGTTTTGATCTATCATTATGAATTACTTGGTTGTAAACTACCAGGTAACCAAGTCTCATTTTCTGACTTATTGTATATACTCAATAGTTTATCTCTCCATTCATTTGTATTTGTATATTTAGATAAATGTACTTTAAAGCCTCTTATATAAGTATCACGTTCTTTCTGTGATAACTTAGATATTTTAGCAACTTGTTCTTCAAATTCTTTTTGTGTAGATGACCTAAACGGATACTCATAATCTACACACCAATCTTTAGATATAATAGGAATTTTATTATAATCTAATGCCTGAAATATTGAATATCCAAAAGGTTCGTTTTCATATGCCCCATGAAAAATCCCCCAATCAGTTCTTGAGAAAAAATCGTGTACTCCATCTCGTGAATATGGTATAACTTCAACATTATCAAATTTTATCTTACTTTTAAAACTTGTTTCCCAATAAGTAATAATATCATCAGCAGTAAACGCCTTAGATTCTAATTTTTGTAAGTAATAAAAATTCTTTCTAGCTTCCGACCTTGCCGCATAACCAACAACATTACTCATACATGATTCTTTTTCATAATTTTCTGTAAAGTTGTAAAAATTTGGGATATGGTGTGTGATATCACTTTCTTTATTTATACCTATCCATATAGTTTCATTTGCTGTATTATTTATATTTTCTTGTAATTCTAATGAACGTTCTTGATTTTTAGTTTTTCTTTTACTTATGTTAAAATATTTGCTACTCGTAGATACTGATTGGGTTTCCAAACTATGTATAATTGCAGTGTCTATAATACCATATTTATTTAACACACTTTTTACTTTTTTCTTATACAACGAACCATATGGACACGATAAAATGTGAACTCTCCTTGATTTTTTTATTATCTCATTTGTATATTTTGTATCAGGTAAAGAAAAATAATTTTCTACTCCAATTGATGGATAACTACATTCGTATTTATGTTTAGAACCTGGTCGGTCTATAACCGATACAAATTGTGATGCATAATTCATCCACTTATCTGTTGGTTCTACTTCTATAATAAGAATTGGTTTTACTCTTAAATATGGAACGACATACCTAATCCAACTATCTACCCAAAATGAAACCCCACCGATAGAAAAATCACGTACTTCTGATGCCACGTAGACATCGTATTCTTCGTCAAAATTAACCATAAGTCCTAAGTTTCATGCTAACCATTGGTTGGTTTCCTACTTTTAAATGATTTGAACTCTTTTTGTAATTAGAAAATTCTATTGATTCTACTATATCATCAACGGAACAAGTAGTTAATTTTCCTTTATATAATAGATTCCAAAATGTATCGGAATCTGGTGTGTTTTTTGGTTGTGGATTAAGTAAAAGTTCATCTTCTACCAAATCACCCCTTTGTCTAATAAAAGACTTTTTAACTGAAACTATATCTAAATTAGATAATGTCTCATCCATAAAAACATCCACTGCATAAGTTATTGGTACATAACTATCAAGTAATTTTTTCACACTATTTTTGTTTATGATATATGCATGTGCACCATATCGTGAAGTTCCAAATATTGGTTTAATTAAATTATCCGTAATTCTCTCACCATCTACATCTTCGGTTTTTTTTCCTAAAAAAATAACATCCCAAGTATCTAATGAATTTATTTCATCAAGTATCATTTGATATTCATTTCGTGGCTTTCCATATTCCACATCCATCTGTGACCTAACAATTTCTTTGGTCAAAAAAATATCATCTTCTAATATTAAACAAGTATCGAGTCCACTTTTTAAAAATTTTTTCCATGTTTTTATATGAGATAAACTACAACCTATAATACTACGATTACAAGTTCCACCTGGATCATAATACTCTGTATTTAATATACCATCCTTAATTAATTTTCTTATTTTAAGATTTTTACCATTTATTGCATCAACAAACTCATAATCAATTCCATTTAGTGTTTGTTTTATTGTATCACGCCTAGCCTGTCGTGATTTTAAACTGATGACATAAGTTTTATCAAATCCTATATCAGTATTCATATTATTTTATTAAGTTTATAAAGTCTTGAATTTCTAAAACAGCGTAGGTTTTACTACGATTTCTCTTAAATATTAAAACAGGTTTACCTTTCTCACTATTAGACTCTGCCTGTTTTAATGATTCCCATATGTTTAATTTTTCTTGATTCTTACATTCAATAGCATATGGAATTAATTTACGAGCAGCAGGTGATAACTGAATATCCTCTCCACTTTCTCCCATAGTAGTGGATTTAATATCATCAGGCTCTAATTCTTTGAAGTTTTCGAGAAGAATATCTCGAATATTATTTTGTAACCTTTTACCTTTATTCTTGGCAGATCTTGTTTTCATATAAATAAGTATAACCTAAATTTCTCAAATCATTTAAATTTTCGCTTCCATTTTCTTCTATATTCGTTTTGTGCCCACTTTTCAGCCTGTTCTTCGTAGAAATTATCATCGTGGAAATCACCACCTTTTTCTACTGCGTCCTGTCCAGCCATCGTGTATTCGTGTTCGTATTTTTTAGCTCCCATTTTATATCTCATCTTTGCGTGGTCTATCTCGTGTAAAACCGATACAACAAATTCTTTGACATTTGGGTATTTTCGTTTTAAATTTATAACATCTTTAATCCAATCGTAATCTGCTTCGTTTTGTCCCTTGACTTTACCAAATCTTACTTTGGAACGAAGGCCATATTTTTTGACCAACATACGGGCAGTATCTTCATAATCAATTCTTTCTACGAGTAGGTCTTTGAGTTTTAACATATTAATAAATATAGACTATTCAGATTTTGAACTACTTACAAGATTATCTGAAACTTGTGCACTCAACAGAGTTTGAAGTGTGAAATATAATGATGGGTTTCTTTTTAACAATTCTTTAAACTCCCTTTGTTTCCAAACTAAACATTCACACGGATGTTTTACAATACAAGTTGCAGTTGCTGATTTCTCTGTAAGGAATGACATCTCACCAACAAATTGTCCATCTTTTAATTGTGCCACCTTTTTACCATTTACTAATACATCTATTGTTCCATTGTATATCAATACTAAATCTGGAACAAGATGTGTTTGTCTTGTAATAAATTCATTAGGTTGAAATGTTTTCCAAATAGCAGCCTTACTAATTTTTAAATACTCTACTTGTGTTAAATCTTTAAATAGGGTTTCGTATAACTCATTATTCTTATCGTCCATGTGGACAGGTCGTTTTTCATATATGATAACAGCGATGTGATAAAGGTTTACAAGAACAAAGACAATGTTCCAATTGATTGCCAACCACATGGGTTGGTCTGGTATATAAAAATTATAAAATACTGAGAATAGACTTGCTAAAATTGAAAGTAGTCTAAGATATAGTATATCCTTTACAAGAAACGAAAATGCTATTAACCCAAATGCTAAATGTCCAGCTATCGTTGCGATGTTCATACATTAAAACACATCACCTGCTATCGCATTTGAAATAGCCTTTTTGATATCTTTATTATTAATATCTACAACACCATCCATATCGGCCTTCCAAACTTCTTTCTTTTTTCCGTTGTGAAATAATGCTAAAGATGGATAGTTTCGTATTCTAAGTTTTTTAATTACTTTTTTTGCATTTCCCGCATCAACTTCGATTATTTTACAACCTTCAAATCCACTAACTCCATCAAATAATTTCTTATCAAGTGTAGTCATTTGATAACCAGATGTAAATTTTATAAGAAAAAATCCCTTTGATATTGATTTCTTAAAATTATCATCATTGATAACTTCTACCTTTGGTTTTTTATCTTGACCATTTACAACATTACCACATAGTATAAATGCTAATCCCATGACACATAATGTTTTAAAAGTAATTTTAATTAATTTTCCATTATTCATAACTATTTATTCCTTTTCTTTGCAACTTCGACTCGTAAATCTGCTACGAGTTTCTCAAGTTCTTCAATCGTTTCTTCATATTCATCCAATTTATCATACACATCATCCATATCTTCTTGAAGTGAACCTACTTGGTCTTTATATTGTTCGTAAGATCTTGGCCAATTATATCCCTCTGGTCTTGATGGGTATTCCGCAGAATATAAACTTTCTAAACTCGGTAATTCTTTAGCTTCTTGTATTTCAGCTTGCAAGGCATACCACATACCAATCAATGAGGCTAATCCTGTTCCTGCAGCTACCATTGTTTGAACTGATAAAGTGAATTTAGTACCTAATACTTTTTCTTCACTAATTTCTGTTGGTTTATTCACTACTTCTTCCTTTACTTCTTCGTGATGTGTATCTAACATCGCGTCTGTTAAATCTTCTATTGTACAAAATCCTAATTCTACAAGTATTTCACCTATTTTTCTTTTATCACCCTTTACTTGTGCTTGAGCAGCTTTGGCAAGTTGTCGTTTGGTTACGATATCCGCATCCAATAACAATTCTCCCAATCTCTGTCCTTGTTTTGTTCTGGCTTGATCTGCCATTACTTTTCTCCGTGTTTTATACTACTTTCTTAATTATCACGAGTGATATCAAAATAAGTAGTATTAGCTTCATCTGTACTTATTCTTACATTTTCAAATTCCAATACACCTTCCATTACAGAATCAGTAAATGGATTATAAAAACTTCCTTCACATCTACCAGTTGCATATTGTCCTGATGAAATCATTTTCAACTCAGTAATAGATGCTTGTGCACCTATTGTGTAATCATAAGGTCCTACAATTTGTAACAATACTTCTTTATCATCTGTATGTGGGTTACTATAAAATCCTTCGTTAATTAAACTTGTGGTGTAGTTTGCTGCATCCCAATCAACAAAAATAAGTGCATAATGTTCATTTAATGCAAGAACTCTACCATCTTCTACTTGAAAATGTATTACGAAAATCTTTTTCGTTTTTTGTTCTACAATCCAAGTTCCGTCTGAACCAATTGAATCTATATAAGTATCTCTTGAACCATAAGTGGTTATTTGTTTGTATCTTTCTTCCACATTCACAACTTCACCATCAATCCACATATTGATTATTTGAGGTCCTATTTCTTCTATTCTATCATCACAACTGAATATAAATATAATACTCAGTAAAGTCAATACTTTTTTTAACATTTTTTTCCCTTTCTACTCGGTGTCTTTACAACACTCACATTCACATATCACTACACATGCACATGCTTCACATTCACATTCACAACAACATCCACATTCACATGCATACTCACATTGACAACCATTACATTCACAATCTCTCATAAGTTTTCTCCTAAAATCCCATAAATTGATAATTTATACCGAACTTAATATCGTATGCTGGTCTTTCCCAATAATTTAAATAACGACCTTCTGCGAACACACCTAAGTTATCTTTAATTTTTACACCAAAAATTGCTCCAAAATCATAATCGTGCCAATTATGCCACATCGCGTCTTTAAATTTAAATTCATTTGGTTCACCACCTTCTTCTAAATGAGTTTGGTAATGTGCTCCGTTATGATATGAATATTTATCGTGTCCAAAGTGGTAAGGTAACCAATTACCCCAAGCATGTAACCACCAATAATCATCATAATGATAAAAATCAGCTCCCAATACTATTGAAGTTTCTCTTTGATATCCTATTTCTTGTTTGACACCACCAATATACTTTTCTAACATTCTTGGAAAGTGATATAAGAAATATTCTCTATCTGTATATGCAAATATTTTACCATTCTCATCTCTCCACAGCCAATCAACACCGACAAATCTACCATCATCATTCCAAAAAGGACCACCACCTTCAATCGGTCTTAACTCACCAGTTTCAGGATCTATTTCATATAGTTGAATATCTCGGTCACCATTTAAATGATAATCTTCTGTAAACCAAGCATTATCATCAATACCAAAGGCATCTTCTGCGAAATTCCACCATTGTCCTTTGTACCAAGTCGTATCCAATACCATAGCATCAAATCCATAAACAGGATGTTGTCTATGTTTTACACCAATACTTAAATTTATTTTGTCATCTAAAACAGGTGGTGTCCATTTAAATCTTAATTCACCTTGACCATATTCAAGTTCTTCTAATCCTAACTCCGTCCAACCTATTTTAGCCATCCACCAATCACTTGTGTATCTTACCCAATACTCTTGATTTAAATATTCGTTACCCCATTGTCTACCTTCTGACCATTTAATTAGATATTCCCATCCTTGAACAGGACCAAATGTAGCACTTTCATTAGCATTAGATTCTGAACCATCATACCAAGTTCCACCAACTCCAGCATTCTTAACACCTCGTTTTGGTTCATAATTAAATCTACCAATTTTTCTTAATCCAAATGATGTTTGAAAATCAGGTTTTAATTCTCTTTCGGTTCTACCGACTTGTAATTGTCCTGTACTCAACCCACCTATAATAGCAAACCTATCATCTTGGTGTCTTGGTGCATTCAAACTGAAACTTGCGTATGCAGTCGAATACTTAAAGAATTTCCAAAGTTCATTTTCGGCTGATAATAAATTTACACTAATTAACAGACCAATCAATATTTTTTTCATTTATATCTCCATATTGCTAGCGTTACTTAACAATTATAAATATCACAATACTATTTTTTTGAATATTTAGATAAATCAAGATTAGCTAATGGTTTTTCTATTTTCAAATCTTTCAACTTTGAATTTGCCACTACCAACTTTGAACCACCGACAACTTTACCCTCAACTATATGATAGATAAAGAATACGGTTTTCCACATACTCACTCTTACTATTCTTCCTGGTTCTCCATCAACTTCTACGACATCATCTTCGTTGTAATCATTACCCAAAAAGACCATGAAACCATCTACTGCCTTTCTTATGGTATTTTGAAAGATGAGTGTTATTACACCCACAATAAATAACCAACCATATTGTCCTATCAACCCTTCGACAAGACCTTGTGTTTGGTTGTCCACGATTATTCTCCTATTTTAGTTTTTCTTTCTTCCTTTATTTCCTTTACCTCCGTGATGTCGACCTTTACCACCCCCCTCTCCGTCTCTACGAGTTTTAGGTTTGGTATATTCACCACTTTTTCTACCTTTACTTGTACCACCCCAAGTTCTTAATGGAACATCAGTTCCTCTTTGAGTGCGGTATCCATAATGATAATTATTTGGTGTGTGCCACCAATAGTCATTAAACAAAGAATATCCATATCTTCTACCAAAATATCTATCTTGATAAATTATATAATATTCTGTACTAACTTTAGTGGAATCATTTGGGTAGATTGGTTTAGCACTATCTAATGCATCTGAAATACCAATACCCAATACAATACCTACTAATAATTCGAGTAATCCTATCATATTACTCCTTTCTGAGACTTTCAGTCTCTTTTATTCTATAATAAATATTATATATATGGCGAATTAGACATCAAATCGTAAAACAAATGACATATCTAAATCTGGTTCATTTCTTATAGGTCTTGATGTTTTTCCAATCACCAATAGTTCATTATTTTCGTTGTAGAGACCTATTGTTGTTACATAGGGTGCAAACTGAGAATGAGTTACAAAAGAATTTACAAATTCAGTTGCCTCATAAGAACTATTAAACGAACCGCTTCCTGCGGCTGCAGATGGATTATCTCCTGGTGGAAAAAGAGAGTGAGGACTTGCCCCTTCTTTTACGGTTATACTACCACTCCTTTGGTGTGTAACACTTATATTTTTTGAATTACTGAATCTACCTGCTGGTGCAATTACAGTATATTCGTGTTGATAAATTGTATGAGTTGCTCTATAATCTATTTCAAATCCGTCTGTACCTGATCCTAAAAATGCATTTACATAACTTGAACCTGTATTTGTCATTACTACCATTCCAGTATCATAAAATACATTACCGACAACACTACCACTACCTTGTGCTGTTATACCAACACCCGTATCGAAACTTGCTGACCTATGTGATGCATATGATGAACTAAATGCAAAATCATATAAATTACCATCTCCGTCATCTCTTATATCTAAAGTTATATCTTTAGAATCATCAAGTATTTTTACAGAACCAGGTTTTATTCTTTCACCGATTAAAGATTGTGGTAACGAAATTACTGAACATCTGTCGTGTAATTCTCTATTCATTTTGTTTCTATTAGAGGGACCCCAACTCAGATATGGTTGTGGTTGTTCATTCATGTGTGGTAATTTTGGATTACCACTAAATTTTTCATAATACAAATGATTAATGCTATAATATAATGGTAGTTCGTAATATGTTCCAAGGCTATACCAAGTAGATTTTGGTTTGTCCATACTTTCAGATATGGAATTATAAACACCAAAGCTCTGAGAATTTGCAGAACCTGTCATGAAATTATGAAAACTTCCACTAACTCCTTTTAAAGCATAAACTCCACTACCTGTATCGGCAGTCCTAAATTGAAATCGTTTATGGACTTTGAATGGTTCTACTGAAACGTCTTGCGGATGGACATTTCCTAACATATGTTTTGCTCCTTATCTATTAGAAATCTAACTTTACTTTGATAAGAGCTTCCCTTGAAAAAGATTTAAGAACGGGTTTACTCAACTTGGCTACTGCTAAAAGTTCGTTAGAATCATTATAAAGACCTACGGTTGTAATGTACGACTTTGGATCTTTAAAGTATGTAGGTTGAGTAAATTCACCAGTTGAACCTGTGAAGAATGTTGGATTGTTAGAAAAGTTAAATTCTTTGTTTCCTGCTCGACAGAAATAATGTGTCGATGATATTCTTTCTTCTCTACGGGCTTGGAATTTACCACCACCTTCTATCATAGAGAAAAATTTACTAACATTACCACCTTCGGTATTTGAACCTGTAACTGTTGCTATACCACCTGACGCATGTAGTATGTCAGCGTTCAGTACGATGAGTCCTAAATCAGGATAGAATAATCCGTATCCACCACCCGGTTGAGATGCTGCTGCTAAATTGGTAGCTGCTGTTCCAGTGGATATTGAACCACTAACAACATTAAATACTCGACCACCAACTCCTGTGGTTGGATTGGTTGTTGCTCCACTATCGTCAATTAACTTAATAAGTGAATCGGTACCTGGTAGCAGTGCTACATCACTACCACTTAAATGTAGTTCCCAATTTCCTGGATCTACTTTTTCTCTCATACGAGCTCTTCGTAAAGATAATGCGTAAAAATGTTTTGAAGTTACATCACCACCATATGTAAATTTTTCTACATTAGGTCCTAATAGTAAATTAACAAATTGTGCGTGTATCGCAGCTGATGCTCTATTACCAGTCGCGGCTCCCGCAGTTCCTAAAGAACCACTTCCGTGTATATGACCATAAGTTATCGAAAACTGAACTTCTCTTTCAGTATCGGTATGGTCTGTTTTATATACATCGTAAAAATACTTTCCAGTACTTGAACTTTGTGCGGATTGAGTATAGAAGGCCGTTAAAGTATTCGCTCCTGTACTCCATATTCCTGATGAGATTACGCTTTTAATGTTTTTTACTATATCGTTATCATCATTAAATGCTTTATATGCGCCTGATAATGCCATTTCTAACTCCTTGTATAATTCTTTAGATTGAACCCGCTGCTGATGCCGGACTTCCTAATTGTGTTTTGTTGACCGAAACAGTTACCGTAGTTGTTGCTCCTGTCTGATTACCCACGATAGTCAATTGTGTTGATTTCTTCGTAGGTGTAGTAAATGTTTGTGGTAATATTTTTGCTGATAAACCAGTTGTATTCTGACTCTGTGTTAATTCATCACCACTTAAAGCGACTGGAATTAATGGTGCAGAAGGACTTGGTGCTGCTTGATTTACTTCAAGTTTAGCTACCGATGTATCGTGTATGATAAATGTATACCCTTGTTCTGCATCTGTTGAGTTTAATGTTCCTGGTGCAACAATTTCTGCACTTGCTAGTCCCGAAGTAAAGTTTAGTGAACTAATAGAAACATCAAGTATTGGTAATCTTGAAGTTTCCTTTGGTAAGGTAACAAGTTTATATTTTAATACTTGTGTTTCATCTGGTACAGGTTCTAATATTGGCATGTTTTCAATAACAGCTCCATAAAAATTAGTTCCGTTTGGATGCGATGTATCCCATAGACGATAATCAACCTCATCATCTGCTAATGCGAATTTTGTTACTTTAAATTCGTTTCTACCTCTAGCTAATAATTCTCTACCTCTTTTGGTTAGAATAGCATCGATTGTAATCGTTGTGTTGTTTAGAAATCCCATTTTTGTCTCCTAAATAAAGATAATTTATTGTTTTTGTTCTTTTAAACTGGAGTTTAAATATAATCGTGAATAAAACTTTCTCAACTATAAATATATCAAACTCTAATTTTTCGTATTTTTACTTTACTTTTAACTTAGATTCTCCAGGTTCCTGTGTTACCAATGTTGTTGGTGAAGTTACAGTTATAGAAACTGGAGGTTCTTTGTCCGTAGTAGTATATTTTGTTTGCTGACATCCTAAGTATGCCAATCTAAAGTATGAATTATCATATCCCACACTTTGTATTTCACTTCTATGAAAAGAAGAAGAATGAAAATTATTTTTCTGTGAATCAAAAGTATATCCGTGATCCTTTAAGGCATCTCTTGAAGATGTATAGAAGAACCTATACTCATAATTATGTTCAGATATTCTTGAACCTGTTATTGTAGGTTGTAATGCTTCCTCAAATACATGAGCAGGACCACCTACTGTGATATCATATATTTTATATCCATAATCCGAGTTGATTGACTGAGTTAAGATATATTTAGATGGTTCGTGAAATGAACTTGTAATTGTACCTTCGTATGAATCAAACGAACCACTTGGGTTGATGTAACTCGACATACTTATCGCACTTCGATAAACTGGATATGAACCACTTATGGTAACTGCATATCCTGACATTGAAACTGCATATGCTTCAGGAACGGCTGATGAAGAATATGTTAATGCGTTTGCATCTCCTTCAATATACAAATCATCAAAATTAGGTGGTTCACCTACAACTTCTTTCTTTCTCTCAAGTATATTTGGTTCAATTAATAAACCAACATTTGCTCTGGCCCTTGCAGGTACAAATGACCTTAGTTGTTCAAATAAAGAAGTATCATAATATTTTATTAATCTTATATAATCCCAAAAATTATTTGGTGATAAGTACTTTTGCCAATATTGTAATCCTATATCTTCGAGTTGTCTATATCTTAATTTATATTGGTCACGAGGATCACCTATGTATTGGTCAAAATCTAAGTCTGCTATAGAACGAATAATATCTTCATTAATTACATCAGTTGGTGAAAAATAAATTCCCAACTTATTACTATCTAAAGCTGCAGTATCGTATGCACTTAATTCAACTCGTTTGTTATGACTTAAATTACCATAAACTAATTTACTATTTTCTAATCTAATCTTATTTGATACTCGTCTATTTGGGCCTAAGTTAGGAATTCTCATCTGTTCTTCGTCTACAACTGAACGGAAATGTGGTAATGTACCAGATGTATATCCTTGTGCACTTCCTGACTGAATATAAGATTGGTCTGCACTTGTATCACGAATATCACCATCACTATTCAATGCTTTATTATCATCAAACGAATATCGTAATACTAAATCTGTCCAAGATGCAGATGGGTGATTTCCATTAAATGATTTTGGTGACCTTACATGATTATCAAAGTTAGATTCAGATAAAGCTGTGTTCCAATAACGAAATTCCATCATAGAACCAGTCATCTGATTACCAAACGAATTATCAGGTGCCCCACCAATATAAGCAGTTTCGTTTCCTGTAAACGAACCATTCCACGATGAACTAACCGCACCATTTACAATCATAGTTTCATCAGAATCTAAATAAATTTTACTCCTACCCTCGTCATACTTCTTAACCATCAATCTGTATTGTATTCTTTGAGATGTGGTATCAACACTTAATTGTGCACCACTTGAAGATACACGAGTTAATGCTACAGAATAAAATTCTCCGTCATGAACAGGAAGTGATGATGAAGAAAGTTCGGCATAACCTTTACTTGAATCCGAACCATGTGCAAGTCTGAATGCGACGTGTCCATAATTATCACTTGATGAGTTCGTATCTTCCTTTATACCTATAGCGAATCCACCAGGATTTGCCCCTGCCTGTAATAATGTTTGAAACGAACCACTTGCTGCTTGAGAACGAAATCTAAATTCTATTGTATCAGGTTTTCTACCACTATTGGTATCGTTTGCCCAAGTTGTCAATACATATTGTTCACCTTTAAAATCTAATGCCTTAGTAAAATTTTTATCTATAAAATATGATGGCTGTGCATCAGGTGCTGGATCGGGTCCTCCATACTCCTTAACTCTTAATATTGTTGATGGTATACCATAACAACTTATTAATCCTTTAAACGACCTCAGAGTTCCTCTTGTCTTTAAAAAGAATGGCATATTGTTTATCATTCTTTTCCAAATTTCTCTCGATATATCTTTTTGTGCTACAGAAGAATGTTGGCTAAAAACACTAGCATCAGAACCAGTAGCCTCTTGACCAAGATATAATTTTGGAAGTTCAATTAAATCTTGTCCGTCATTTAAATAAAACCCTAATGACCTACCAACTGCATAAATTAAATCTTTAGATAGTCCCTCATTTAATGGTTGTCGTCTATCATATATTTGTGGTATCTGTTCTATGTATGACCATATACCATCAAAGTGCTCTCCAGCCATATTAATAAAAGTGTGAAACGCTACATTTCTATTATCATTTGTAATGTGGTCTGGTATATTAGTCAATAATCTATTTCTATTATTTCTATCAAAAAGGGATGCTGATGTTATTTGTTCATTATACCAAGATGTTGCCTTAGATGATGTAACTGGATATAAACTATATGCGTTTAATTTAGTTCCACTTCCACCATTCTTTGGCCAAGTATTGTCAAAAAATTCTCCAAGAGAACTTGATATATAAGATGAAGATTGAAAATACATATAGTTTTCAAAAGGTGTAAATTCATTTTTAATTTTTTTAACTTTTGTTGATAAACTTGAAGTTTGTGTATATGTTAATGAGCCAGATATACCAAATAAACTTTTACTCTGACTTTCAAATAATTCAATTTTTTGTAATTTAGTTTTAAAATTTACAAGTCTATCTTCAATCGAACTAAAATGAACAAAGTTATCCCATCTTCTATAATCTATTCCTGAAAGTTCTATGCTATCCATAAAACTACCACTTATAATTTCATTTTCAATCTTTTCTTTTATGTTAGAATCACTCGTAACTAATTCATCATAATTTTTAAATTTAGTATCACGAGGACTAAAATAACTTGATTGATGAGTTTCATTATCCCACTTAGGGTTTCTCAATAATACAGCATCTATATCTTCTTCTACAAAATCTACCAACTCGACCGTTTCAGTATAAGGTGATGCCATCTCCTTAACCACATATGTTAAATCACCCTTTTCTATTCCATCAGGTAATGGTTCATATAATTTATAAACTAATGAGTTAGGATATTCTTTATAATTTTCAGTATCCTTTGAAAAATTAATTGTTAAACTTTGTTTATCTCCATCAAATTGTAGATATGTGTATAAATCTTTATCCTTTGGAAATAAAACTTTCCAAGATGGATGGGTAGGGTGAAAATTCTTTTGGTTATCTATTTCTGATGAAGCTTCCGCCCAAGTTTTATCAACCGTAATAGTTACAGGATTTAAAACATCTGTTATATTTGCAACATAAGGTGCATAAATTGGTAAATTTTCATCACCATCACTAATATATCTTGGTTCTGCATCATCAAACATAATCCACATTCCTGGTGGATCTTTATATACCCAAAGATTACCATCTTCATCTATTACTTGTTGTCCAACAAATGCAGGTGGGATTGATAATCCATTAGAATCAAATCCAGGTTTTCCATCGTTTCCTGCACGGGCTACAGATGTTGCCCCTTGTATATCAAGCCCAAGATTTGCGAAATTCTCCTCATCAGATAAACTGGCATCAAAATCTAAATCAAGACCACCATCTGGCTCTCGATTCTTTTTTAACATAAATGCCACACCAGCTATTGCAGCTATAGCTAAAGCTCCGAGTGCTAATGCAGGTAATAATCCTTTAAGTTTATCAAATAATCCTGGCCCGTCTGGTGCTGAAGCTGACGCTGCTGGTTTTCCTGGTCCTCCACCAGCTCCCTCTGCAGGATTGACTTCCACTCCATCACCACATGCCCCCATTCGAGGAATTGTAGTTTGATGTGTTCCACCCCAATATATGATTCGTTTATTTTTCATTAGAATGGTATCCCAACTTGAGCTGTGGTGGACTTATCATTATTCATTATAAAAGTTCTTGGATTTGAGTACCTAACATTTTGACCACCAGTTGTCCAATTTATAAAATCATATTCTTGAGGTGGATATGATTCTACAACCACCTGAACCTCAACACTTGTACCTGCCTCAAACATTTGACTGGAGTAGTAAGAATTTACTGGCTGTCCATTTACTAACCAACTTGCATCTAACGATGTACCTTGATTATCATCATCATCATCATTATATGGTAATTGTTCTACATTTCCTCCCAAAAATGCCTCTAAGTTAAGTTCTAAGGTGTACATTTCATTTGATTCAGAACTATCATCGGAATCACTATCATCAGTTTCTTCTTCGGTTTCATCTTCTTCATAGCTTGGTAATATTAAAACTCCGTAATCAGCCTCTGTTATTGTATCGGTTAAATTTGGTGTACCCGTAGTAAAAGTAAGTCCTGATATATTAGGACCTACAGGTATTGAATTAATTAAATTTGTGTATAATTGAAAATCATTTACTTCATCTAATCCTAATGTCTCTCTTAACAAACTTATATTGTAATCACTTGTAATCCACCTTCTATATCCATTTTGAATATACCATCTTGTAGTTGAGGCTGCAGGTTCACCAACGATTTTTTGTGGTATTCCTTGACTCTGTGCATTACCATCCCACCTGATTACCTTTCCATCTAATGCAGATATACTCGGAACATCTGGTGTTGAAGTTCCTGGTGTTGAATCTGCAGGTGTCGGTGTAAATCCACTTAATTTACTACCTCTTAATCCAGGCCCGTCTTGTGATATGCCTGTATTTTTGTAAACCTCATCAACAACTGATGTGAAATCAGGTGTCATTATGGTTACGGTAGGATTATAATTTCCTATTGTATCATATGTATGATTAGCAAAAGGTGCATCGGTCATCTCTGTGTGTCCACAACCAAAATCAAAAAGATATTTTAATCCAGGAGTTACTAAATTTGGTATAGGTTGATAACCTACAAAATCATGTCCTAACAAGGTTAATTCTGTTTGTTCATCTTTTACCACATATCTAACTGCCATAGGAAAACCAGCATCTTTTAAATCATATGCTTCAATATATGCTGCTGGTATAGGATCACTTGGTGACCAATTATCATTTTGTGTTGTATTTGTTTTATTGTTATATCCGACAATAAAGGCGTTATCTACTTGGACTTGTCCACCGATATATTTACTTTCAAATCCTAAATCATTTCCATCTTTGGCGTTAATTTCAAATCTTGGGTTATTTTTATTTGCTATTTCACCAAATCCTTTTCCAGAATCATCTGTTATAGATGTATATGTACCAACCGTATTTGACAATTCATAAAATTCATCTTTATATTTTTTTAAATTAATCATTTGAGTTGCAAGTCTTACCTCAGTTCTATCTGCAGAAATTTCATCTATAAAATATTTATATTCTTTTACATCAAGTTCTTGTGGTTTACTTCCATCGGTTGGTTTATTAGAACCCATATAAACTTTACCATCTTCTTCTATATAAAACTCACCCATAGGTACACCAGTAAGCTGTGGATTACTACTATGAATTATTCCTGATTCACTTCCGACAGTTTTGGTGAGAACCATTTCATCAGCACCACCAATTCTTCTATGAAAGAAATATTTAATTTTGTAATCACCACGAGTAAAACCAGCCTTTCGTAAATCATTTCCTGGTTTTAACTTTATTGATTCTCCACTATTTTCAAAATCTTCACTAATACCAGATTTAATATACTCATCATTTACATTGTAAATACAGAACTTTACATAATCTTCCATGTTGTTTCCAAATGTAGGAAAATGTTGTCCGTTTTCACCTAATATTGTAGGAGTTTCTTTCTTTAGAAGCTGATAATCTTTATCACTAAGTTGTGTTAATTTACGGCCCATATTATACGAGTTCCTTTATCTCTGTATCTAAAACTTTATCTCTTATTTCACCACTATGGTACTGAGGTGATAATTTTTCTACTGAAATGTATTGGTCTGGTCTATCATAATTTAATCCAGTATCAGGATTTTCAAATGCCAAAAAAGTACCAGAATCGTTTCTCAATGGTTTAGTTTTTTCTAAAGGAAGTTTTCCAAGTTTTTCATCGACTACTTCAACTACATCTTGTAAATCGATAGCTTGTTGTAATTTGTGTTCATACTCAACTCTATCTTGTTCATGTAATTTTTGCCAAAACTCGTTTTCTTTTAGTTCTTTTTTTGTGTACGGCATATGTTATCTCGTTACTTTAAATGAATTCTTCTCATCAAAATATTGAATAGTTTCTTCGGCAGTTCCACTACCACTTACAATTTTATAATTTATTCTATAAAATCTTTCTGCTTGTAATCCATTCAACCAAAAATTAAAATAGTTTCCAGTAGAATCACAACTTACAACAGAACCACTTCCAAATGGTACAAGTACATCTTCAGTATATGCATCTTTTATTTCATAATAGGTACTTCCACTTGGTAGATATTTTGCAGTGTTGTGTCCTGTTTCATATAAATTTGTTGATGAATATGTCCGTTCAGGATATCTTTCTCGACCAACAACTCTAAATTTTACTTTTGATTTTTCTTTATATTCAGGTCGTAATCCTCTCATATACAAAACCATATCTTCTAAATTATCGGATGTTAAAGGACTTAATGATCCAGTATTCCATTTAGAATCATCCCACACCACTTCTAACTTAGGTGGGTAAATTGTATGAGTTTCTCTTGAAAAGAAACTAAAGTTTCCAAATCTTGTAGTATTACCCTCATCAAGACTTGTATCAGTATTACCTATACTTCCACTACGCTTTAACATAAAACCTTCATTTGGTACATAACCACTACCACCTATCCACTTGTTAACAATATCTGTAACATTCATTCTTACATCTGCAGCTTCGTTAGTAAATGATTGAGAAGCAATATATCCACTTCCACTATACCAAGTTCCACCCGATTGTGAAACTTCATTCCATTGAGTTTTTCCAGTAACACCATCTTTCCATTTCCAACTACATCCATCTTCGATAGTAGGATTAGAATCATGTTTTCCAGAACCATTTGTCCAAGATTGACTAATTGGATATGCGTATAATGTTTGTTCTACATTCAATTCAGATGAATTTGCATCAAATAAATTTAGATAGTATTTTGCGTTAGATGGTATTAAACCACTATGTACAGATGATGAAATATAAGTTAAATCAAATTTAATTAAAGCTCTCGATACCGTAACCACACTGCCATCAGCATTCATATCTTTACGAACTTCGAGAATTTCATCTAATCCTGTATTTCTACTTCCACTATCTTCATATAATGTAGTATCTTTTGTTGGAAATTCAAAATAATGCATTTACTATCTCCCTTTAATACGCCACACCAACAGAATCACCAACCGACCTACCTTCGATATCTGTATTTGGATATTTTAATTCAAAAATACTTGGATCTAATGACGGATAAATAATACCATCTTTTGTGGCATAATTTATATCATATATGTTACCCGAATAACCATCCGATTCTTGAAATTTATTAGTAATTAATAGTGGTAATTTATTAGGATTGTTTTCTGCTGGTGGAACAATGGCTCCTATTCCTTCCACTTGTGAAATAATTTGTGCTAATTCTGCAACCACAATAGGTTGATTTATTTGCCACTTATCTATTCGGAAAAATTCTTTAATTGATTCTATTGCCCTTAAAGTAATTTCATTTTTATTAAATCCTCGTCTAGCTATAAAACTAAATTTAACTCCAATATTTATAATCCAAGCATTTTTAATATTGATTGCATCTGTCACCAATCTATACTGAGATAAATATGTTTTTAAATTCTGTTTTACTGCGGTGTTTAATTGAGTCAAATGTTTATTCTCATTATATCCGAGTGTATATAAATTTAATGCCATAGGATTATCTAATTTTGTTTTAGAAGAAACTAAATCTTTAGACCTAAGTTGGTCTATATTTCTCTCGTCTATAAACAATCCAGATCCTGGAGAAGTTTCTAATTGCATATTTGGTATATTTAATTGTTCGTCTTGTACAATGTATGCCTTTGCAACTGCACCATATTTGTTACCCATAGCATATGTTCGTGTTATATAATCTTCTTTAGTCACAACTCTACCTTGTGCTTGAAAATAAGCTAATGCGTTTTGTTTAATCTCCTCGGTAGATTCTGCCGATTTACCACCAGTAGCTGGATATGGATTTGCAATTGCTACTGAATTCTTGGTAGTTAGTAATGTACTTGCTACAAGATTATCTTCTTCTACTGTAAATGAAACTTCGGAAATATTTGATATACTATTTACGGCTACATTATCTTCTATACCACCACCATATGCATATTTTATAGTAAGTGTAGTATTTGCTGGTGCCTGACCATAAGCTTCAGTTTTAAGAAAGTTTGCAGGATCAAAAAATGTATCAAGTTTATTTGGACTACCAGGTAAACTCGAACCAACCGTACTTGGGTTTGGAACTATTTCCTCATCTGGACTATCGGATATACCTGAACCAAATCTTAATTCAGTTGAACCATCTTGTACAATGTAAGTAACAAATCTTCTTGGTGTCTTTTTTAATTTTAAAAGATACGGAACGGTGTCGTTGTATTGAACTAAATCTGGATCAGTTGCTGCTGTATTTTCTACATCTGTAAATAATGTATCTTGTGCTAAGTATGGAACTTCATACCATTTATTACTATCACTATCTGTAACAGAAAGTATTTCGATTACATTTTGTTTTGCTAATTTTATTCTTGGATATGATTCTGCAGAACTAAAATCAAAAGTTTCAGATTGTATAGTTCCACTTCCTAACTTAACTGATTTTTTTAACAAATATAATGACGGAACTTTATTAGTTGGGTTGACTTCAAATACATCTATTTGTAACGGGTCAAAAGAACTTGAAAATTTAAAATTTACATCTTCTAATGTTCTAAAGGTAGTACCATTATTTGCACTAACTTGTGTACCTTCATTGATAGTTAATGCGTAATTCATATCTGGTTTAACATTAGTACCAGTTCCTCGTGCTGGTACAGTCTGAAAAACATCAGCTGTTGTAAATGCTGGTCGTGTTACTTTAGGTTTATATCCATATACTTGTGCCATTTCATAGATAGTTTTTCTATCTTCGGCATATGCTAATAACATCTCTTTAAACTGACTATCAACATAGTAAGAAAGGACATCTCCTACATAAGATGCCATTTCTATGAACATCATACCAGGTGATGCCTCATTAAAGTCATTATATGTATTTGGATAATAAGTTTTTGCAAACTCTATTAAACTTTCTCTAAAGGCACCAAAGTCTTTGTTTAAATATCTTACATCCTTTTGGACTCTATTTGCCATTCTGTTTCTCCACTAATTATGTACCCGTAAGAAAACTTAGGGTTATGGTTTCATGAACCGTTGGGTTCATAGCAAGTGCAAATTGAAGATTTATATCTAACTGATTTGGTTTGACATCATTTGCCTCTACTTCTAATTTTTTTACAGTAACATGCGGTAACCACTGCGCCATAGATTCTCCAATACTCTGTTCAACTTGTGAAATTAAATCATCACTCATAGGTTCAAATAAAACCTTCATTAAATCTGCACCAAAAGTTGGTTGTCCAACCCTCTCACCCTTATTGGTTAATAAAAGATTTCTAATATTACTACCAGTCTGTGAAAGAGTTGTTTGAGTACCTGGAAAAAATCCATTATTATCATCGTGTTGCATAGGTAAACCCAAACCGATTGTTACATCTGGATCTAAATCTAATTCTAATGCACTTCGTGCTCTACCCATTTACTAACTCCATTATGGACGGAATCCTCCTCCATTCTTTTTATTATCAATGGCCTTTAATACACCACGATAATCTTTTGTTAATGCATCCGTTACATGATCTGGAACTTGGTCAACTTTAACACCAGCCTTTTTGATTGAATCTACCGCTGCTATTTTTCTTCGCTGTTCTTCATTGCCGGATGAGTTTACTCCACCATATCCCATCATTTCAGCCATTTTTGATTGGTCAAATACTCCACCCCCTAAAGTTTCAAATTCATCTACTTGTGAATTTGGTGTACTACCTTTACCAGTTAATCCAACCGTTTCATTTAAAACTTCATTTAAAGTTTTATTTGAAGTATATTGAACCTTCTTTTTAGGTTTTTGTACTTTTTTAGGTATTGGTTCTGAAACTAATTCGGTAAGTGATGGTTCTTGAGATAACTTATTCTCGTTAATAAATATCTCGTTAACCTGTTTCTTCACTTCTTTACGAACTACAAGTTCGATTATCTTTATTAGTTCTTGTTTTTTCATTATAAACTCCTTTATTCTTCTAATAAATATTTTGTTTTTATTTTTACACTAATTTTCCTGCAACAGGACCAGTTGATACGGCTGTTACATTAGTTCCTACTCCAGTAAATACACTTGCTGAGAATGATGTATGTATTACTTTTGCCATCTCATCACAAACATTTTCTATACTTCCACCATCCATACCTTTCTTAGTTGAGGGTAGAAATATTGGTGGTACTGCCATTATAGTTGTTCCTATTGCATTTACAGTTTTAAGTGAATTACTAAAATTTATCATTAATGCTGTAAAAGTTACTATACCCAATGAGATTAAATTCATAGTCGGGTCCATTAATGTATAACTCGACATAATCTGAGCTACAAGTGCTGGTTTAGCAGTCTCTATTCCACTTACTTTTAATTTCATACCAGCTACTGATGGATCAGGACCGGCCGCAGTTATAAATAATGATATAGGAGCTGGAATCTGAACTTCGGCTTCTTTTGCGTAATCTACAATTGCTGTTGCAAATCCATTTGCAGAATCTTGTTTAGTTAACTTACCCGTAGTATCATCTCTAATTGTAGTAAAATTATCAACTAAGTTATCCCTTAAAGTATTTTTATCAAGTGCCATTATTCTGGTTTCATTAATAAATCACAAAGTTTTGCACGAACACTTTCAAAATCTGCAAGTGATGGTGTTGCACTTACAGGTCCACTTGGTCCTGCTCCAGTTGGAATTGCCGTTATATTTAAAATAGATGTAATAAGTTCATCTAATATATCAGTTAATGCTTCTCCATAAACGAGATGTTGTTGTCCCATATCATCTCTACCAAGTACATATCCTGTCACACCTTGTGCTTTACCACCTATTCTTAGAAACGAACCTTGGTCATCTTCCATTCCGGCACAATCATCAAGATGTATTTTTGCACCATCACAAGATTCTAAATGTGCCTTATCATCAAGTATTAAAAATGATGGACACTCACTTGATAAAGTAATCTTATCTGCATCACCTGTTTCACCACCACCTAAATCAAGTCTTGAATTTCCTGGAGTGACTAAACTTATACCACCTGGAACCATAGCCATAGAAGTTCCTCCGCCCGAATTCATAGCAACTCCATTATCTGCATCAACCGTAAAACTTTTTTGTGTAGAAAATCCTATACCATCATTACTGAATCCGAGTAGTTTTCCTTTTTTTGTATTAAAGGTTATCCTATCGGAATTAAGTGTAATTTGTTTCCCACCCTCTTGTGGTTGGTCGTCTTGATGGTTAGCAGTCATATACTTATGACTTATTGCATTTGTAGTTGCAATATTAAGTTTTACTGATTGGTCGGTAGTCACCCATATCGAACTACCATCGGCGTTGATATCTTCTTTTACAGGTTTCTTTGGACTATCTATTAAATTTTGTACTTCCCCACTTTTACCAAAATCTGAAGCGTCGAATAGTTGTCCTGCCCTAATAAGAATGTTTGGTGAATCTTGTTTAGTATTCTCATCTCCGTGAGAATCTGGTACAATATTACTTCCAAATCGTATAGTATTTCCCCATCTACCTTGTAAAATACTATCCCCTTGATACGGAAATAATCTTCTGATTTCATTATCTATTTCAAAATTTTCATAAATAAAATCTTCTTCTATAAGCTCATCAGGTCTATATCCACTTAAACCTGGTTTAACATTACTATTAGGATTATTAAATATATTAATACCACTAATGTAAAATTGAACTTTATTATAAGTTACAACTACAACATATTCTCCTCGTATTGGATATTGTTGTTCAAATGGATTTAATGATTTTATCGTACTTGTATT